GTGAGCCACAGCAGGGTCACGGCCACGTAGTCGGGGTAATAGCGGTTAGGTTGCACGCTGACGCGCACGGTGGTGTCGTAGGAGAGTCCCGCCTCCGCGTCCAACGCGCTGTAGGACACCTCCATCGAGTGTGCGAGCGTAATCAATTGGTCTTTTTCAGCGTTCAATGTGATACTCCTCTTCGGCTTCCTCTTCGCATTCCGGGCATGGAATCGGCCGTGCCGGGTACAGCGTGCAGCCGTGCTTCGGGCAGACCGGTTCCACGTCCGTCGGCGTCTCATCGTGATACAGGTGCAACATGGTCAGAACTCCGGGTCGCTTCCGCCGTTGGCCCACGGGTCGGAGGCCGGTGGCTGCGACTGCTGGTATCCGCCCTGCGTCTGCTGCGTGTAGCCGCCCTGCGCGCCGTAACCCTGAGACTGTCCGCCGCCCTTCTGCCGAACGTTGGTGATGGCGACGGCGCTGGCGTTGACGTTGCAGCTCGCGGCCAATTCACCCTGCTTGGTCTGGTAGCCGTTGAACCCGTTGACCTCGCCAACGATGGTCACGTCCACGAACTGGTCTTGATTCTGACGAAGTTGGTTGATCTGGTCGAACACGGTGTTGAGGTTCGCGTAGCCCGCAGGCCACACCGAGTAGTACTGTTCCGGCTGGCTGACCCAGTTGCCGTTACGGTCACGGTAGCCCGGCGACACAGAGACGCGCAGGAACCGTTTACCGTTCTTCGTCTCATGCACGCCCCACGCCGTGCCCTGGATGATGATGCTCGTCCTGCCCGCCATGGTCACTCGCCTTCCTTCACGCTGGCCTTCACCTTCACGCTGGCCTTCAACTGGCCGATCACCTTGTCAAGCTCAGCCTCGCCCAGCTCGTCGCTGGACTTCACCTCGCGGTTCAGAATCTTCGTGATGGTCTCGCACGCCTCCGCGTCCGAAGCCACGCCCAAGGTCTGGAAGCGGCGAATCATCTCAGAACGCTTCGCCTCGACGGGAGACGGCTGCGGCTGTTCCGGTTCCTCGGGTTCGTCCACGCTCACGTCAACCGGCGAATCGTCCGCAGTCACGGTGGGCAGTGGACGGAACACGTCGGAATAATCCGGGGTCTGGTCGTCGCTTGCGGCCGCGTCGCGGGCCTCCACGCTGACCGGCAGGTAGGGGAACGCGCGGCGGATTACCGTCTTCTTCGCCATGGCCTCATAGTCGGACTTCCACGGGCTGACCGCCTTGCCGTAGCTGGGGCTGCGTTTCGCCGCCGCCTCGATCTCGTCGGCGTTCATCACCTGGAAGTAATGCCCGCCGTCCTTGAAGTTCGCGATCATGTACACGTGGGTGAGTTTGCCGGGCTTCGCGCATGGCACGTGCCGCAGGTCCTCGTTCAGGCCATAGCTGTAGGTGAATTCGTCGCCCTCATGGACTGCTCGGGCGCTGATGTCCCTGATCTGGCCGCTGCGGCGTGCGAGGTCGATCATGCCCTTGTAGCCGATGATGAGTGTGGCTTCCTTCTGTCCGGTGCGGTAGTTCTTGTTTCCGTAGGGCAGGATGTAGGCGCGTCCCAATCCGTCCACGTTCGACGGTTCCAAGCCCAATGCGGCGCATTTCATGAAGCAGGACAGCACCGATTCCACGCCGCAGTTGGCGAGCTGCGGTTCGCGGTTGATGGTGCTCACGTACATCTGGTAGAGGCGTTGCGGGCTGAGGTTGTTGCCGATGACGGCCGCGATGCGCGGCCAGCTCCTCTCCAGCAGGCTTTTCATGTTCTGCTGTGGGTTCATCGTCTGCATCTGCGCGTTCTGCGCCTGTGTCGCTAACTGTCCCATAATCAGGTCTCCTTTACTTGGTTTTCTTCGGTTTGATTTCGCTGAATCGGAAGGTGCGGCCCTCCCACGGCTGCACGACCCGCGTGTAGCCCTTGCGCGTGCTGTGCTTGTAGGTGGCCTGCATGTTGCCGCAGCGCACCCCCTCGTGGTCACCGATATAGGGGAGTATGCAGTCCTGCAATTCCTCCTTGTGCTGCTTCAACGCGCTCAGGTCGGCGGTCGTCTGCTGGTAGTCGGCCATGAGCTTGCGCAGATCGGTGCTGTCGCTCATGTCCTCGATGCCCTCCGAAGGCTCCGGGTACGCCTTGGCCACGTCCGCGCCGGTGAGGGCGGGCATTTCGCCGCGGGTGACGAAGCCCCAGAAGTCCTCGGCGGCTTTGATTACAGCGTGAATGTCGTCCTCGTCGCGCTCGAACCGCACCTCGACCGGTTCCGACTCTCCGATATCCGCGTAGAACACGCCCCACGTGAAGCCGGTGACGGCCATGTAATGCGTGACCTGCGCCATGTAGTACTGCGGGGCCACGAGCTCGCCCGTCTCGTCGTGCCAGTCGGTGCGCCCACGGTTCGCGTTCGCCGTCTTGATCTCGAGAATGCCCCACGAATCGCTCTCCTCGTCGTAGACGAAGCCGTCCAGCGAGGCGTGCATCAACGGATGCTGCTTGGATACCAAGGAAATGTCGGTGCCGTCGATGACCTGGTACTCCGGGTGCAGTTGGCGGAACCGGCGGCGCAGTTCGACCTCCAATGCGTTGCCCTTGATGATCGCCCACTTGCCGCTGATATCCTCCGGCTGCTGACGGTTCGTCTTCTCCAACCACAGGTCGTAGGGGGTCGAGTACGGGTTGAGGCCGAGAATCGTGCTCATGTCCGAGCCGCCGACACCCAGTGCGCGGAACGAGTGCCACGCACTCTCACGCTCCTTCTTCGTGTGCTGGCGGAAACGGTGCACGTCGAACAGGCCGGTCGCCTGCGCTGCCATGTCAACGGTCACTCGCTTCATTCCTGCTCCTTAGCTTCGACTTGCTGACGTATTCCACTCGCGCGCTCACCCTGCGCCGTTGCCTGTCGATGACGACCATGCCCGGCAACGGCATCACGTACAGGTACGGGTTGCCGGTCTGACTGTTCCGGTCGCTGATCAGATCCATAAACTCCACGATCAGTTCGCCCGGCGTCATGCTCATGCCCTCGTCCGTGATCGGGCTCCACAGTTCCACCGTTTCCGTGTCCGTCGTCGTCATCCGTATCCTCTCGTAGTCCGACGAGCCGCAGCCCGGCCTCGTGGATGCTCAGGCCAATGAGGCTCGCGAGGCTCTGGCGCGTGGGGTGGGCGGTCAGGATGTCCAGATTGGGCAGCAGCCGGGCCGCGACCGCCAGCCACATGTCGTTGTCATCGGCGCTCATGCGGCCTCCGTCCTGTATTGCAGCTTGTTCTCGGTCGCCCAGCGGGTCAGTTCGTCGATGGGGTAGACCACCTGGCGTGTGTCCCTTTTCCTGCCTTCGCGTTTCACCCCGCGTTTGCGGAATCGCGGGCCTCCTCCCGTGTAGCGCAGGTTCTCAAGCGTGTGCTTGGCGACCGTGTGGTTGAGGAATTCGACGGCCTGTTTCGTGGTGAGCTCCCGAATCGATTCATCCATCGGAGTATCCTTTCTGTTGAGAGTTTTTCTTCTCGCCCCCGTGCCAGCGGGGGCTTTCTTTTTTGAACTTGCGTTCGTGGACGGCCACGGAGTCGAACCGTGGTCCCGGTCTTTGCCGCGCACACATGACCTACGCGATCTCGACTGGGGGCAACCTGCACCGCCCGTGACGCCGGCCCGAATAGTAAACGCTGGTAGCAGGCCGACGCCGGTTCAAGAAAACTGACACCGTATCTGTCAGTTGTTTTTTTCAGTTATCACGTGGGTTACCGGTTTTCCTTCCGCTTGGCCGGCCGGTTTTCCACGCCGTCCGGCAAGACTGTTATTCGACGCCCGCCTCGCTCAAAACGAGGCACAGGAGCCGCAAGGGAATGAACCCGAAGCCCATGAGCGCGGCCAAACCGTTGCCGATGGGATGCGCGCACCCCATGTGGGTCAGCATCCAGCCGATGCACACCGCGAACACGATGGCCCAGAAGATGAGACGGCGCATGAAACCATGGGAAGGTTCGGTGGCCTCCGGCTTCCGGTAACCGCTGAAGTGATGGCCGTAATCCTTGGCGTTCATCGGTTTCTCTTTTCGTGTAGGCCCCTCCGCCGGTAGGCTTGGAACTGCGACATTCAAAAATCCAAACCAGCGAAGGGAAAGGTGGATCAGATGACTGATTGGCCATCGTTTTGGGTGAACCTCGCCACGGCGGTGTTCACGGGAGGAACGTTCATCATGGGTCTGTTCATGATTCCCAGAACCCGGTGGAGGATGCGCACCATCGACAACAAGACCGAGGACGGGCTGTCGAAGGTGCACATCGTGCTGGAGAACGTCGGGATAACCGACGTGACCGATGTGGACGTAACGTCGAACCACGAGTATTCGGACGCCATCACGTTCGCGGAAGGCGAGCACAAGGCGCTCGTCAAACGCGGCGAGAGCATCGGCGTATGGGTGTCGGCCACGGCCGAGAAGCCAGACCTGCAGCAGCGGTTACCGATGGTCATACCGTTGAAGGTTCCTGCTGATACGGAGCTGACGGTCACTTGGCATCAACTCCCGTTCCTGTTCCAAACCCATCGGAAGACGATTCGAGTGGCTGATCACATAAAGAGCTGACCGCCTTATCGAGCATTTTCAGGTGCAGGGTTTCCATGATGACCGCGACCGCGAGGAACACGATCGCCACGTCCTGAATGATTTCCGTCACCATCACGCCTCCTCCTTGCCAGCGAGCGCTATGAATGAGTCAGGGAGCATTGTCATCGGTTCAACACGCAGACAATCCGCATAAACGGCAATCTGACCAATGGAAATGGAGGCTTTCCCGCTGAGCTGTCGACGAAGGGTCACATAGGGTGTCCCTGATTGGTCGGAAAGCCACTTAACGGAGCGCTTCGCGGCTTCCAGCGCGGCTGCGATTTTATTTGCCACCTGTTTTGTGGTGCTTTCTTGATTAACCATATGGTTAATGTAAGCACCATTTGGATAGTTAGTCAAGTTAGTTTTTAATCTATATGCCCGATGTCTATTTAGAAGTGCAACACCCTTGTTGGTCCTGTAATTCTAACAGT